GCCCAGATTAGAACTATCCGCAGTTCTGTGCCTGTGTGTGGCTCATGTTTTTTGTATGTAGATAAAAAACAGTAAAAATAAATAACTATTCTCTCTGTAAACTAAGCATATGTGGATTGCAACAAATAAAATACAAACTGAGTCAAGTTGACTCAATTAAGTCAATTAAGCCTTATTTAGTGTGGTTTATAGGACTTTATAGGATTATAAGTTATTTAATGGGATTTTATGGGAGGAATTAACGCTATAAGTGCATACATTAATATTTATCATTTAAAGTGATACCAATTGGAAAATGAAAACTAAAACTCTTATTTTCTTTAACCTTCTTTATTTTTGTTTTGCTCTTTCTCTTTGTCTCTTTGCCTTTGAGTGTCTTTTGGTATCTTCTCTGGGCTTCTCTTTGTGCTTGTGTCTTCATAGTCTTTCTCTGGTTGTTTGTATTTGCTTGGGTGTTTAAATGTGAATGGCATTGATTATCTCTATTAGGTTAATATTCTAATAGTGCAGGTTTACTCTCTGGGTGTACTCTTTATTGATTATTACTATTAAGGATATAATTACTGAGGTGATACCTTTAGTAGTCTTTAGGTTAACCTAAAGAGATACTTTAGGTAGATACTTAGAGTATATCTTTTTTATCATCCTATCTAATAGAGCAGGTTTACTATTCATTAACCTTATGACCTTAGCCCTGCGTTACCTTCTCAATGCGTCTGTGCGTGGCTCTGTGTGGCTCTGTGAGTGTGTTCCTGTGGTGCATTAGATGAGATTAAGGATTGCACGGCGTGTGCCTGTGCGTGGTACTTAAAGAGTATCAAGGCGTGTGTCTTTGCGTGGTACTTAAAGAGTAGCAAGGCGTGTGCCTCTGCGTGGTACTTAAAGAGCCAATGCAAAAAAACAGGCTATCTCTCACACGTACACGCATAAAAAAAGTACACGCCCACACAGGCACACACAAAGGATATGCAGTCCTTATATATAGAAAAAACCCTTTAAAGCCTCACTTTTGGTAGTTTTTGCACTCGCCCACACGCACCGCACGGGGGAAACTGCCGTCCTGTGTATATCAAATACCCACACAGATTTTCTCTTTAAATATTTGCCATGCGTTCAGACATACGGTTAGCACGATTGGGTGTCTGTTTAGCCCATAGACTATCTAGCATCTCCACACTGGCAGTCTTATAGTCCTCATCTTGTAGAGCTTTAAGCATACCCTTAAACTTAGAGACCCCATAAGCACCCATCTGATAACACATTTCAACCACTATATGTCTAGCAGTGTCGTGGACATTGGGACATAACATAAGGACATCTTCCGCACCTGTCACAGCACGAGCAAAGTCTCTTTCAAAGAGCTTTTCCCACCCTGCCATATCTGTAGGTGTATCTTCGCCTTCTATCATTTTGTGACCATAGCCACCTGTTTCAAAACCTAAAGTATCTTTATAAACTTCCATACGGAAACCTTCTTCTTTTTTAATCTCTTTTTTAGTCTGTTCTAAGTCCATTATATAAACCTTTCTTTAGTCTGTTTTCTTCCAATATTATTTTCCATAAATCTTTCTAATTCTTGGTCTAACAACTCTTCCTTGTGTTGATTGTAAGATAAGGTTTGGTCTCTATCTAACCTATCTGTCCAATATTTAGCACACATGGCTAATGCGTCTATGGCATCATCATGTCTAAGTGAACCTTTGTCTCTAGTAAGCCTTGTCATCTGTCTAAACAACTGATGGTCTGGCTCATTCTTAAAATCTTCTTTAATTAGTAAATCATCTACGACTAACCTATGACTATTCATCAAAGGCTCTAGTGTATCAATTATACGTTTTTCTTTCTGTGTATTATGTCTAACTTCCTCAATCTCACATGGGTGTATCTTTGCCATGATAGGTTTTAACAACTGAGTTGCCATACCATCACCAAAGTTACTCTCAATGACTACATAGTTAACATCATGCTTCTTAGCAATATTTGATAACCTAGCCATAGTTGTATCTGAGTATCCACCTTCAAGACTACCTTGTGCAGTCAGATATAGAACTCCATGAAGCATCTTTAATACTGCATAAGCTGTTTTATCTTCTCCTCTACCTGATGGGTCAATAGACATACATGTACCTTCAAACGGAGTGAACTCTTCAGACATATACATAGGAGCTACAAAGTAATCTCCTTTAAGTCCCACATTGGGAATATCTGGGTCTATAGCTTTCATTTGCTCTGGTGCTGAAGCCCATTGTATCTTTGCAGGTGCTTCTTTCCAAGTTGAACAACCTGAAGCTATTATTAAATCGTTTAATTTTAGAGGGTATCTATTTGCATCAGACAATGAAGTGTCCAACATAAATTGTAAATTAAAACCTGAACGACCATACGAAGCTAATCGTTCCATCAAATCTGTAGCATCAAATCTTTTAGGGTCTGTAGGCTCACCTTCAACACCTTTAATAATACTCGCTAACTTATCTCCATAAGAGATTGTCTGAGTTTTATTAGGTACTAATGCTGTCCAGATTTTTGTCTTAAATCCTCTTTCACCTAATGAGTTGTACAATGACATCTCATTCTGCGGTGTTCCTAAAAATATAGTTCTACCAATTTCAGGTTTAATAATCGCATCAAACTCTTTAACTGTCTCTGACAATCTATCTCTCATAAGCTGAGTTTGGGAGTTATTTGCACTCTCAACGTCATCTGCAATAATAATATCGGCTCTTGAACCTGTCATCTGACCAGAAATACCCATAGACTTAACTGAGGGTGCATGACTGGCTGTAGCAGGTGCAACATCAAAGCTAATCTTTGAATGTCTTTGGTTATCTCTAGGTATTAAGTGTTGTAACATAGGCATCTCTGAGATTAACCTTTGTGTAAACGTACTGAAGTCATCTGCTCTAGTTTTACTTGCAGATACTACTAATATGTTTCTTTGAGGGTTTAGTAGTAACTGGTGACATACGTATGCCGAAGTAATCCAAGATTTACCTACACCTCTGAATGCTTCTATTACAATTCTTTTTTCTTTTGACTGAAGAAAGTCTGCAATGTCATATTGAATGGGTGTTGGCTCTGGTAAGTTTAAATGTTTCCAACATAAAAACAAAAAGTTCTTAAAGTTATTAATTCGTTTATCCATTAGTCCTCTGGGGTATCAAAAGGTACGCTATCTAAAAGGTTAACTTCTTTTTTAGCAATAGGGTCTTTTGAATATTGTTTACATATCTCAAGACAAACTTTCATCTCTGAAGCTGTTAGTTCGTCACCAGATTTTAATTTGTTATAAGAATGAGTTACTAATAATTGAGGTAACTCTTTTATTATTGTTTCTAAATTACTTTGGTCTTCCTTGTCCGTTGTATTTTTTAAAGGTACTTCCTTTGTTTCTTGACTTGACATGTATTCCTTTTCTTTTTTTAGGTTTTTCTCTAGGTACATAGGATTTTGCTGTTTTCATTATTTACTTAGCCTATCCATGTGATTATAAATTCTACCAATTTGTTTATCTATTGACATAATCTCTTCGCTTAACATTCCTAAATGAACCTCAAGTTCTACGATAGTCATTAGTACCCAACTAGAAATTCCTAAAAGAATTGCACCTAATACACCAATAAGCATAGTGTTGCGTTGTCTTTTCATTTAGCAATTTTTCCTTTGTTAATACCTTTTTTAATAACGTATTCTCTAGTTCCGTTTGCATTTACAGAAACTTCTTTTTTAAGATTTTTAAACAAAGCCATTTCTTTCTCTTTATGTTCTTTATTTTTTGTGAACTCTGTTAATTTTTTTATGTCTCTCATGTTTTTTAGATTTTGAATTAGGAAATTTAAACGTCCATAAGTCGTCTACAGTTTTGTTTAATTTTATAAAGATGTTGTCGATACCTCCAAAGAACCTTAATAAAAAGTTGTGCATTATTTTTTAAAGATGCTTGACACTTTAATACCAAATGATGCGGCGACTATTGCTCCGAAGATATAAAATATCTCTGAAGGCATAGCTGATAAAACTTCAGCCCAACGCATAAATCTTTCTGTTTCACCGATTAAAGGAAGTGTTAGTATGACTAAAAACCATATTAAAATTAGTTCGTCTTTTATTCCTGAATTTTGTATTTGTGCTACTTGTACTTCTTTACTAGCTTCTATTTCAGCAATTTGTTTATTGCCTCTTTTTTCTAAATGTGTTGAAAGTGCTTTTGTTGTATGACTGATTAAAGTTTTACCTAATAAACTAAAAAGCATAGCCTATTGCAAACATTAATGCAGACCAGATAACTAAAGATAGTAATTTCTTGTCTGTATTCATGTACCATATTTTAACTTTGTTAAGGTATGTTTTAGGGTTTTCTCCAAATATTATCATACTTTCTCCTGTGTTAATTCTTTGCATTCAAATTTGACTGCAAGTTTTTGTTTGTTAACTAAATCTGTTCCTATATTTTCTACTGCTTGTGATGCTTTAAGGTATCCTTGTTGGATACAATCGTAATGTGTGTCAAACTCTAAAGGTATTACTTTAGGATTGTAACATTGAGGTTGCCCTGCAAATGAACACAAATGCAGTATCAACACGTATTTAAAAATCATTATCTAAAGTTGAAATAACCTATCAGTCCAACTATTAGTGTGCCTATAGTCAATATAACTCTAAGTCCCCCTTTGCCCATAGCAACATCTGTTCTTAAAGATTTAATTTCTTTTCTCATTTCTTCTATAGATTTGAGAATGTTATTCATTCGTTCAGCACAAAGTTTCT